TTTCCTACAGCCTTGAATAAGAAAGTACCCCCTTTTCATCACGATATATACAAGAATTTATTAGACGGCCAAGTAAAGCGGCTACTCATAGCAGCTCCTCGTGGGACTGCTAAGAGCACAGTGACCTCCTTAATACTACCCCTTCACAGAGCCGCTTTCAAGCCGTCTAACGAAGATTTATTTATAGTTATTATCTCTGAATCACAATCTCAGAGTATAAATTTTTTATCCCGTATTAAGCACCATCTTATTAATTCGAAGAATTTTAGAGATATGTTTGGTGATATGGGCCCTAATACAGCTAAAAGATGGACTAATAATGATATTGTGCTCTCTAATGGAACTCGTATTATAGCAGTGGGTACAGGTCAAAGAGTTCGTGGTTTTATTGAGGGAGATACTAGACCTAACTTAATTATAGTAGATGACTATGAATCTGAGTTAAATGCTGCTACACCTGAAGCTAGGGCTAAAAATAGAAAGTGGATTACAGAAGCTGTAATACCTTCACTCAGTGATGATGGTAGAATAGTAATGATTGGAACTGTTATATCAGAAGATTGTTTCTTATATTGGGCAAAAGACTCTCCTTCTTGGGAAGTTTTATGGTTTTCTATATATGATGATGATGGGAATAGTATATGGGAAGAACGCTTTCCGATGTCGAGAATCCACGATATCAAAAGAGAATTTGAAAGCGTCGGTAATTTAAATGGATTCTATCAGGAGTATATGAATGAAGCGCAATCACCGGACAATGCCCCCTTTAAACCAGAATATATTAAATTACATCACTATGCGTTTCAACGCATTGATGGACAAGGTTGCCTCACACGTACAGTGGATGCAGAAGAAATCAGGAAACCTGTTGATGTCTATTGCGGCATTGACCCTGCTAGTAGTTTATCTGCTAGGAGCGACTTTTTTGTTATCGCTACTATTGCTGTCGACAGCGATAATAATAAGTATATTGTGGATATTGTCCGTGATAAAATTGACCCTGCACTCCAGCCTGACAAAATTATTGAGGTTTATAAAAAATTTCGCCCGAAAAGGATGAAAATTGAAACAACTGGGTATCAAGAAGCGTTAAGAAGTAATGTACGCAAGCTTATGTTAGAACAGAGGTTATATATCCCCGGTTTAGAAAAAGGTTTAAAGCCGAGAACTAAGAAGTCTGAACGGCTAATGTCTCTTGTAGCACCTCTTGCTAGAGGAGAATTTCACTTCAGACCCCAGGACTTAATACCACAACAAGAGTTCTTATCCTATCCAAGAGGTAAGCACGATGATATACTAGATGCTGTATACTATGCTATGGATGGAGTTAGGGCGTGTCGTTCAACTGAATTGATAGACCCGTCAAAAATAAAAGGTAAGAAAATACTTGACTGGATGACAATGTGAGGGTAAATTCGTAACGATGGCGTACGTAGAAAAAGAAGGCGATATTCCAGAAAATATCGTTGATGAGACACAGAAGCTTTGGAAATCATATTCGCAGAAAAGAGATACTTGGGCTCAACAAGCTCAAGAAGACGCAGAATTTAGGTTAGGAAGACAATGGACTGCAGAACAGCAAAGAGTATTACTTGAGAGGGGTCAAGCTCCATTAGTAGTTAACCGTATCCACCCAGCAGTAGAGGCTGGTAAAGCTCTACTTACCTCAGGAAGACCACAGTTCAGGGTATCACCCAGAGAAGATTCTGACAACAAAGTTGCTCAGGCATTTAATGGCTTACTTGAATATATGTGGTATATCTCCGATGGAACTCAGGCTCTCCGTAACTGTATAGATGATTACTATACAATGGGTATGGGAGCTATGATGGTATATGTTGACCCCTTGAAAGACTTTGGTAGAGGAGAAGTTTGCGTTAGAGATGTAGACCCTCTTGATATTTATATAGACCCTAATAGCAGGGATAGATTAGCTGATGATGCTGAGAACATCATTGTTTCTCGACTATTCACAAAAGAACAAGCTCAGAATTTGTATCCTATGTATACAGATGCTATTAAGAATGCTCAGTCTGACTTAGATACTGACAGACCATCTACAAGTAGAGTAGATGATAAAGGTATTATCTTTCCAGAAGACACTCAAACAAAAACAGATATGTCTTTTGGTGAAAACAATGAATATATACGTGGATACGAAAGATATTATAAAGTCTGGGTAAAAAGATTTCATATTAAAAATAAGATTGACGGTACTGAAGATGTATTATTAGAAGAAGATATGCCAGAATGGTTGGCTAGACCGGCTATTATGGTAAATGGTCAAGTCTTTACTGACCCTAAAAAAGCTAAAGGCATTATTGAACAAATGATGCAAGAATATGATAAAGTGGCTGAACAGGCTAAAATGGCAAATGAAGACCCACCACCTCCTCCTGTAATACAAGAATTGACTTATCAAGATTTAGTTGAACAAGAACTAATCGAGACCGTGTCAGTACCTGTGCAAAGGGTTAAAATGTGTGTAATTATAGGAGATACTTACCTATATTCTCGTATTCTGCCTATTGACCATTACCCCATCGTGTTCTTTATGAATATACATAATAGAACGCCCTACCCAGTAAGCGACGTACGAATGGTCAAAGACTTGCAAGAGTACATTAATAAGACACGGTCTCTGATTGTTGCACACGCTACGACATCTACCAATACAAAGATTTTAATACCATCTGGTTCAGTTGATATGCAAGATTTTGAGCAAAAATGGGCTCAACCGGGTGTTGCTATAGAGGTTGATATGGACAATGGGGCTCCACAGCCTATACAACCAACTCCTCTTCCAAATACTCTATATCAGAATGAACAGGCTGCTAAACAGGATATTGACCATACTCTAGGATTATATGAGTTAATGCAGGGTAATGCAGAATCTGCACCCCATACGTATAAAGCAACTGTTTCACTTGATGAATTTGGACAAAGAAAAATTAAATCAAAGTTACAAGACATAGAATCAGGACTAGTTAGGTGTGCAAAAGTTGCTATTAGCCTTATGCAGCAATTATATCAAGCTGAGAAGATAGTTCGAATTGTACAACCTAATAATAGTTTAACTGAATTTGCTATAAATAAGAAATTATACGATGATAAATCAGGTGAACTTGAAGTGTTGAATGATATAACCCGTGGAAACTTTGATGTTGTTGTAGTTACGGGTTCTACATTACCTACTAATAGGTATGCACAGTTAGAAATGTATATGGATGCTTATGAAAAAGGTATTATAGACAAGACTGAGGTTCTAAAGAAGACAGAAGTATTTGATTTAGAAGGTGTAATGAGCAGAACAGATATGGTTATGCAGTTGCAAGGTCAAGTAGAACAACTTAGTGAAAAAGTAAAAGATTTAGAAGGTGATCTGCAAACAAGAGAACGTGAAAACTATCACTTGAAACAGAAAGCTGAATTAGAAAAATTCAAAGCCGACCTCGATAAGGTTTCAACCCAGCAAAAAGGTGCTGGCAAACTCTTCGAGAAACGCCTTGATGATGTAATGGGTCAGGTTAAGACAGCCGTTAAAGATGCTGAAAAACCTAAAAAATAGTCTACACCCTTATGCCCATATAGGCTAGACAAAGAGAGGAACTCGAATATGGATGAAGTACAAGGGACAACCCCACCAGAAGACGTCGCGATTGTCGATGATGTCGTGGGCTCCCCAGAGACAACCGATGAGTTAGTTCCTGATGATACATTTGTTTCGTCAGGTAACGACATTGAAGATTTCTTTCGCGTCAATAAAATTGACGAGGAAGTTCAACCTGAAGAACCTATGTTACCAGATCAGGTAGCACAGGAAGCAGCACCTGAACCGAAAGCGGAAGAATCAGACAATGATACAGTACGATATCAGTACTGGCAGTCAGAAGCGGATAAGGCTAGAAACGAACTTGAAGCTTTAAAGAAACAAGTTGCCGAACAGCCTAAGACGCAAGAAGCTGCAAAACAGGAAGAGAGTGTAGAGAGTTTTCCACCTCCTCCTTCTAAACCATCCAAACCGGGCGGTTTTAGCAGGGAAGAGGCTTGGAGTGACCCTAGTTCTGCATCAGCTAAGTATCTTGATGAAGTCGACCAGTGGAGAGATTCAATGGACGAGTATAATAGTTTAAAACAAGACTATAATGTCGCTGTTATAAACGAGGAAAGAGAAAAGTTGGTACGAGAACGACAGGACATTCAGAGAAAGCAGGCGGAAAAAGAAGCTTACGACAAAAACGTTACTATGATTGGAGACCATTTAGCAAAAACATATAATGCTTCTGCTGAAGAAATCAAAGATTTTGTTAATGTTATGGATAAGCCAGAGAGTGTCACAGTTGACAATCTCTTCCAACTGTACAGAATGAGACAAGGTGGTGCTGTGCAAGGACAACCAGAAGCTGGAACTATTGAACAAGCTGAATCTTCAACTCCCTCGCAAGAGAGTTTTGACCAGATGAAACGTGCTCAACAAGTTCCTTCGCCAATGGGTGTTTTGCCTAGTGCTAACAAGTCAACTTCTAGTTCTCCCGAGGAAACTGTTATGGACTCTATGATTAGTGAATACAAATCACGGAACCCGTGGAACTAAGAAGGAGATTAGCAAATGGCTAATGCTTATTCAATCAGTCAAGGTGATGCTAAAGGGTCGTTAGACTCCGTTAGTATCAATGATTCCCGGAGAGTATTTAACTTCGGGGAAAGAGTTTCTGAGCTCGCTCCACAACAAAGTCCGTTTTTCACTTACCTTTCAAAGGTTTCAAAGTCTGCAACTGATGACCCTGTTTTCAAGTTCCTTGAACAACGTCATCAATGGCAACGTAGAAACTTCTCAACCAAAGACTGGGATACTAAAACTAGCGGTGGAAAAGCCGTTGGAGATACTATCTCTGCTGTCCACTTAGTATGTGACTATGACAAGTATGGTAATGAAGTAGCATCTGCTGCTCCTCAATTCCTTATTGTAGGTCAAGTAGTAAGAATAGCAGGCAAAGCTCTTAGAGTTAAAGCAGTTAATGCAGTTGGTGATGGACAAGCTCGTACTTACGCAAGTGGTACAGCAACATCCTTTACCTCAGTAGACCTAGAATGTCTAGAGGCTGTATCTGCAGCAACTGGCGGTTCTCATAAAGGGCAGGTCATTGGTTCCGCTTGGGCGGAGGGTTCAACAGACCCTGAAGGTTGGAAAGACGAACTTTACTCAAGAGAAGGATATTGTCAGATTTTTAAAACTGCAATCCAGCTCTTTAGTGGATCAGCCTTAGCAACTCGTTATCGTGGCAGACCAGACGAATATCGTCGGGTTTGGGCCGATAAACTTATGGAACACAAAATGGACATAGAACACGCTATGCTCTTCGGAGTAGGTAAAGCCGATGAAGCGAATTCTAGCGGCCCTGTGCGTTATACGCACGGAATAGTACCTTATACCGAGGCTAATGGTAAGGTTATGAATTTCAAATATGGTGGTAGCTCTAAGAGTACCTATGATGATTTCATAGACCAAATGAAGGATTTCTATGCTCCTGAATCTGGAAATAGTGGCGACAAACTTGTACTTGCTTCACGTAAAGTACTTGCTTGGTTAAACAAACTGGGTACTTCAAGTTTCTTGAATAACACAGTTGAGTCTGAAAATTACCAGTTAGATGTTCAGAATATCAAAGGCTCTTTTGGGCATATGGTAACTAAGATTAATACAATCTTTGGTAACCTACACTTTGTACCTGAACCTCTTTTCAGGGGACAAGATGAAGATATGGCAATCGCTGTTGATTTAGCGAATGTTAAATATCGTCCTTTAAGTGGCAATGGTGTATCTCGCGATACTCACATTGTAACTAACGTCCAGAATAATAACGTTGATGGAAGAAAAGATATGATTCTAACCGAAGCCGGTTTAGAAATCAGTCTACCTGAAACTCACGCTATTATGAAGTGGGAAGACGAGTAAAAGTAATAGGGGGGCTTCGGCCCCCCTTAACTGAGGAAGAAGATGGCTCTTACAGATAAGATAAAACAATATGCAGGGGATTTAACTGGGTTAGATTCAACTAATGCTATTAAACAGGCAGTTGACCATACATTAGCTATGGCTAAACAAGTAAGTCCTATTCAATACCAAGCTTTTGTTAATAAGATTCCAATAAAAGCCACTATAGCTAATGGTCTTGAATTAGCTTCTAATAAGATTTTTGATGTCGTAAAAGTAACAAGGGGTGATTATACGGCACAACCAATAGCTCCTGAATCAGAGAAAAGAGCTTCTGATTCGGATAGCATATATTATGCACAAGCTTATTCTCCTGTGTATGTAGTAGATTTTGAAGGCTCTTTAAAGATATATCCAGATTGTGCAAATACTAGTGATGCTACTAGGGGTGCAGTATATGTGGTATTTAATTCAGACCATAAAACAGTTGATGATAGTGCTGAAACTATAACAGATAATGCACACAATTTATTTGGTGAAAATGTAGGAGCAACAGAAAAATTCCCTACACACTGGAAACAATATTTAATATTACACGCTGCTGAGATTCTTTTAGGAGAAAAGTTAGCAGATATGGGTGCTAAGCTACCTACTGATTTAGATGCGGATACTACATTATTTGACCAAATAGGTGATTTAGATTTAAGTATAAGCTATACATTTCCATCAGCAGATTATCAAGATGCTTTAGATAAAGCTAAGTTCTTAGTAGATAAGACTGCTAGCATTGGAGATGATGGTACAGTTACTAGTGCTCAATCTTGGCTAGAAGATGAAGACGAAGATATGGTTTCATCAACATTACAAGTAGCAGCTCAAGAACTATCAAGAGCTAATGCAATACTTAGTGAATTTAATGCAGAGATAAATGCTAAGGTAACTGACAAGAGTCAAGAGTTGCAAGAGTTTCAAACTAACCTGCAAAAAAAGATGACATTATATGATAAAATAATTTCTAAATTAAGTATTGATTATCAGTGGGTTCAAGGTCAATTACCTATTGTACAAAGTAAGAAACAAGAGTTCTTACAAAGCGTAGGAAAAGGTGGACTACACGATAGCCCAGATGAGGGACAGATATGAAATTAAAAGAGATGGTTGAAAGAGTACAGCAACATCACCCTGAGATGAATGTGACTGAAATAGTGCGTTCACTTAATGATGCTATGGATGATTTAGCATTTAAAGCAGAACTTGTTGAAGCTGCTGATCAGTTTGATACTGTAAAAGACCAAAGATTATATAGGTTGAAAGACCATATTATTAAGATTAAACACGTAGACTATGATGGAAAATCTATTAAGAAATTAGTAGGAAGGCCTAAAGAAAGAGATTTAGACCAATAATGGAAAGACAATCTTTAAATACAAGTCAATGGTTATACTGGCTAGAGAGAGGTGCTTTATTATTAGCTTATTATAACGAGTCAACTGATAAGTTTACATCTCCATCTGAGGGTGGTAAAAAGGTTACTATATTTTATATTGGTAGGCCAGATAAGTTTTTATTAAGTGGTGAAATGCCATCAAGAGATGGATGGGGTGCTAATGACGTTTATTTAAAAGTATCTCTTAATTCTGATATAGAGATGAGTGATGCTGTTTTTTGGGGTCAGGATATATCAGAAGAGATACCACCACAATTTCACGAAGCTTTAATTGCTAGAGTTATAGCAAATGGATATGAAAGAAACGCGGAAACACTGCAGTTAGCTAGTTACTTTTTACAAAAGTATGAAGCTGGTGTTAAGGAAGCTAGAAAATACTCATTTAGAGGAAAGGATGGTTCTCCTCTTTATACAGTAAAACCTATGGATTTCTAATGGCTGTCTATGATGGAATAGGATTAAAATCTTTTAATGAGATTGTACAGTCATTCGATGTAATAGATGTAGCATTTGATAATGTATTAGTAGCATTATTGTTGAGAGTAGTTCCTCCAGTAGCACCATCTACTGTTAAAGTAATATTACCTACTGCACCAACGTATACAAGGATGAATTAAATGGGCGGAAGTTTAACAGGTAGTAGTAATAGAGTAAAAGATGTTTACACTAAGTTAGTATTCTATAATACTACAGATGGAAAATTTTATAGAGACACTGGAACAGCAAGTGGCGATGTAGAGGTTGTTGTAGGAGATGATTTAGTAGGTGCTGATAACATACTAAAACATAATACCTCTTCAACGCTAAGTTCTGGTGATATATTACAAATACTTAATAATGGAAGCGAAGTCTTCAGTATAGACCATCAGGGCGCATTGCACTTAAAGGGATTTTCAGAAGCCCCTGATGATGATAGTGCTGGAACTTTATATTACGATAGCGTCAATAAAACGCTACAATTATCCGTGCCGGAATAAGGAGATAGATTATGGCTAATGTATGGAAAAAGATGCAACGGGCAGATGCGGATTACGATGGAAATGTAACCGGAAAACTGAACAATGTAGCGGCAGCAACTGTAACGTCGAATGCGGCTGCTGGTGCTTCTAGAAATACAATTTTTAGAACAGGGTCTGTTCCGACAGCTAATGCTGCTGGGGACTCTTGGTTTGATACTGCTAATAATAATAAGGTTTATGTAGCTACTGCTGCTGGTGATAATCAAATAGGTAGTGGAGAGTGGATAGATACTACTCCAGATAAGACTGCTATTGGTCTTCCAAATGTAACAAATGATGCTCAGATTAAATCAGATGGAAGTAACGCCCCTGATTCTCTAAAGAATAGTGAGATAACTCTTAGTGCTGCTGGTGTATTAAGCGGAGCTGGTGGTGGTACAATAACTCCTGCTGGTTTGGGCGTAATTAAAACAGATGGTACAAATGCTCCTAATTCTTTAAAAAATAGCCAGATTACATTAACTGCAGATAGTGGAACTGTAACACTGAACAACGCAGGTTCAGGTTCTATTACTAAAAGTAGTATTGGGTTAGGAAATGTATCAAATGTTACTGCTCCAACAACTTTTAGCCAAGATGATATTCCAACATCTTTAGCTGAAGGTGACCTTTGGATTGATACTAATGATAGTAATAAAATGTATCGTGCTGCGGCTGCAGGAGCAGATGAAATTAAGGCTGGAGAATGGGTAGCATTAAGTTTACAGAAAACTGCCTTAGGTTTAGTAAAAGCAGATGTTGGATTAAGTAATGTTGATGATAAAAGTTCAGAAACTATAAGA